AAGAGAATTGGACAGCAGATGCTGACTTCTTCAACAACAATAGGAGATGGTTCTAAATGGCATTAAGCAATTTACCATTAGTTGATAAAACTAAGATAGTAACATATTTGCGAGAAGTCGCAAAGATACAGACACCAATCATCGAAGTGTCTGCTAACTATCCTTCTGAAGACTCTACAATTGCATATGGACTTTATGTCGATGATGTAACTGAGAACAGCAGAACAGTTAATCAATTAGGGGTACAATCTTGTGCGTCAATGTATAATGCTGTAGATGAATTTAATATTCTCTACATCTCATACCAAAATGACCCACAAGCGCCAGTCATATTAAACGCTATCAATAACTTGGCGGCTAACGTCAATTTCTTTGATGGATATACATCAGTTGAGTATGACAGAAATGTCACAATTGGTAATAAAAGCGAAATACACACCTATACATTTAATTTAACTAGACTAGAATTTAATAACGCTATCATTTCTTAAGGAGAAAACAACATGGCAACAATAACCGTAAATACAACAGGCTCACAACCTCACATTTATCTAACAACGAACACAGACACTGGTAATTTATATACCGGCGCTCTTTCGGGCACTTGGGTAAGTACTGAGGATGCCTTAGACGTAACTTGTTTACAAGACATTACTGTGAATAACAGTACTGGCATATTTAGTTGGGTAGATTTCTGCACAACTGATATGAACAAAGTAACTACCCCAGCAGATAACTCTATTTCTACAAATATTGTTATTGATCCAGATGGATTCTTTGGTAATGTGGCCCTAACAGGCGCAGAACTAGCTGGTGTAAATGGTCTTTCATCAACTAAAACCTATGTACAATGGGTCTTGGTAATGAATGGCAATTTAGCTACCCCAACAGTAGGAGCCTACTGGTACAGAGGACTTGGATATATTACATCCGTTTCCCCTACAGTATCACCTGACTCACCTGTTTGGGTATCACCAATGGAGATCGCCGTTAGCGGTGATATGACCACTGGTGTAGTTGCTAGTTAATAACTTGTAACAAAACAATCGTAGGGACACTAGCAATAGTGTCTCTACTTTTTTTAACAATTTAATTCAAGGAGAACTAATGAAAGAACCAAATGATGTCTGGTTGAAAACAGACGAAGAAAAACTTAGATCATTAATTGGAGACGAAGCAAAGATGATCCCTATGTTAGATAACATGGGTGCTACCATTCGTCAACTCAAAGCAAAACAACAATTTAGACTAGCACTGTTAAATCAGCTACTAGAAAGCCTTAACGGTGAAGACTAAATACAATAACAACAATTAAACTCAGGAGAGTAACAAATGAAATTATCAGAAATCACAAAAGAACCCAAACTAATTGAAGTTAGTTTAGACGACAAACAAACAATAGAAGAATATGGTGAGGCTCTAGTATTTCATACTTGGGACCGTCAACCTATGGAAATTTTTATGCAACTTGCTAATGTAGATCCTTCAGAGAAAGGGTCATCAACCATTATCAACATTGTAAAAGATTTGATCCTTGATGAAAAAGCAAAACCGTTACTATCTAGCAAAAATATGTTACCCTCTCATATATTACTCAGAGTAATTACGAAGGTAACAGAAGCATTGGGAAAGTAACAAATGGGGCATTAGATATTGAGTCTGCAAAAATGACCTCAATTATGCAGATAGATACACTTGGTAAAAGATATGGTCTCTTACCTAGTGAAGTGTTAAAAAAAGCAGATACATTTGATCTGTATATAATGGATTCGGCTATGACATTTGAACATTATCACAATAAGAAAGCAAATACAGGCAAAGCCCCAATTCCAGATTATACTACACAAGAATTATTAGCAATTAAAGGAAGATAAATGGCTGACACATTTCAGATACAGAAAAGTAAAGATACTATAACTCCTAGTTTAAAAAAATTAGTTAAAGAGTTAAACAAAAAAGTACCTCAAGTTGCTTACAAGTCCTTTGTAGAAAATACTCCGCGTGGTAAAACAGGTCATGCTCAAAGCAATACAAAACTTGCAGGAAGTACGATTGTTGCGGCGTATCCATATGCTAGAGTGTTAGATAATGGCTCAAGTCCTAAAGCACCAAAAGGTATGAGTAAACCAATGATTCAAACAGTAGACAAATACATTAAGAAAATCTTAAGGCGCAAATAAGGAAATATTATGGCAGATTTAAACTATACAGTCGCAGTCAATACAAAAAATGCTCAGAGCAGTCTTAATGGCTTAGAAAAAGCAATTGCTGGTATTGGTCTTGCTTTAGGTGCTGGACAAGTTGTACAATTTGCTGATAGTATTACTAGTTTAGGTAACAGACTAAGAACCATAACACCAGATGCCGCTCAAGTAGAAAAACAATTTCAAGCAATTGCTGGTATTGCAATTAATGCCAGGGCACCATTAGAACAAGTCGGTGATCTATTCTTTAGAATAGCACGAGCAAGTGGTACTCTTGGTATTAGCATGTCAGAAACAGCAACTATTACTGATTCTCTTGCTAAAGCAATCTCAGCTTCAGGTATTAGCGCCGCAGAAGCCGCAGGTCCTTTGCTTCAGTTAGGACAAGCACTACAATCTGGTAGATTCCAAGGTGATGAATTACGTTCTATCTTAGAAGGTATGCCTATTGTAACAGAAGCACTTGCAAAAGAATTAAATGTGCCTATCGGTGCATTAAGAGACTTAGGTAAAGAAGGTAAGATCACAGGTCAAGTATTTGTTGATGCTATGAAAAAAGCTAGAGATGGAATTCTGACTGCATTCGCTAACACTGTCCCCACAATAACAGGTGCCTTTGAAGAAGTTAAAACCGCTTCTAAAGTAGCATACAATGAATTTGAAAAAAATTCAAAAGCAGGTAAATCTCTTGCAATATCATTAGAGTTATTAGCAATGTGGATTTACAAAGCCGGTCAAAGTTTTGATGAGTTTTCAAAATATCTAAAAGTTGCTTTCCAACTAGCACTGGTCGCGGCAAACTTCTTCTTAATTACTAAAGCAATCAAAGTACTAGGAGGAGCCTTTGCATTGTTGAAAGGTGGTGGTGGTGCTGTCGTTGCATTATTCAAAGGAATCGGCAGTATTGGAGTCGTACTAGCTGGGAGCCTAAAAGCTCTTGCTGGCTCCGCTAGAAATCTAATGGTTGTCTTTAAAGATGCCTTCAAATCTATAGGAAAAACAGCAAGTTACGCTTGGAACGGTATTAAATCTTTTTTTAAAAATACACAAAGAGCGGTCAATGCAACTGGCAAAGTTACGGCAGTTGGCTTTAGAAGTATTAGTCTTTTACTAGAAAGATTGTCCACAAGATTTGGCTACCTAGGCAATGCAATAGGAAAAGCAATGGGGGGCATTGCTGGGTTTATCAAAGCACTTGGTACGATTGTCATAAGCATGTTTGGTAAGATGTGGACTGCAATGAAACCTGCTATGGATGGTTTGATATGGTTAGCATCTGGTGCTTTAAGTTTCTTAGGTATTGATGCGTTAACTGCCGCAATTGAAGATTTAAATGACGAGACATCTTCCACAAGTGAGGATTTAAGACTGTGGAGATTAGAACTTGATGGATTAAAAGATGAATTAAGTGACGTTGTTTCTACTACTAATCAAGTAGTAATAGCAACAGCAAGTCAAACTCAAGCGATTAATTCGGCGGCGCAGGCTTACCACGATGAAACAAAAGCTATAATAGATAATCTAAAGCTGAAGAATGAGTTGATTGGCAAATCTGATGAAGAAAAACGTGTACTAGAAGCATTAAGTGAAGAAGGACAGCGTTATAGAGCTGAAGAATTAAGACTAATGAATGCTCTTGCTGATGCAAAGGCTGATGGCACTGATGCCGAAATGGCAAAAATTCCACTTCTTGTGGCTGCTCTCCAAAAACTTCAAGACACACATCAAGGAACATTAGATGTAATTAAAGAGTTAGTTGTGGCAAACACTGGCTTAACCAATGAGTATAATTTACAACAATATGCTATTCAGAAAAACATAGATTTACAAAACAAACTGACGCAACTACAATCAGACACAGCAGTGTTGGGCTTGTCTACTTTAGAAAAAGCATATTATGATGTAGATGCGGCGGCAACAGCGGCAGGTAAAGCGGCAATTGAAGCAGAAGAAGCAAGACTAGGAGCACCGTTAGATGCAGGTACTATGGCAGCATATTATGCGGCTGCTAGAGAAGGAAGTCAATCACTTAAAGATGGCATTTTAGAAAATTATGAGGCTTCACGTACATTTGAAACTGGTTGGAAAGAATCAATGAACTCATATGTTGAAAATATAACTAGTTCGGCTAATCTTGCGAAGAGTGCTTTTGAATCAATGACTTCTAATATGGAATCATCAATTGATGATTTTGTTGACACAGGTAAATTCTCATTTGGTGATCTAGCAAAAAGCATTATAAAAGACATACAAAAGATGATTCTTAAAATGGTTATCTTTAATGCTCTTAAAGCGGCTGGTACAGCATTCGGTATTCCTGGCTTTGCAGAAGGCGGAAACGTTAAAGCTGGTGGACCGATTATGGTCGGTGAGAAGGGACCTGAATTATTCGTACCACCTAGTTCAGGAAGAATTATACCAAACAATCAATTAGGTAAAGGAGGATCTGGAGCGGCAGTTTCAAGTGCTCCTATCACAAACAATTACATAACAAATAACATTCAGGCATTAGATTCAAGGTCAGTTGCTCAAGTTTTTGCAGATAATAGAAAATCATTACTTGGTACTGTAAGAATGGCAGAAAACGAAATGCCGTATTAATCAATCATTTAACATAGGAGAAACAAATGAAAATAACAAGTAACACACAAGTTCCACAAACAGGAACACTCAACGTCTTTAGTTTAGGTGCAATATCTTTTATGTGGGCACACTTTTTAGGTCTAATATCACTATGGTTTTTACCACTTACATTTTTTATGTTTGTGATTGGTTATGGATCTGAAGTACGCAATGTAACAGAATTACAACTAAGAAAAAAATAGGATTATCTTATGTCAGGCTTACAAACAATTATTGATAATTGCCAAGGTATAGAAATAGACCGAAGAAAGGTCGTTGGCATACAAATCACACGAAACGAAGTCGCAAGAACTTCTGAAACTCCAACATTTAATCCTTGGAAACTTAATTTAACGATGCCTGCCAGATTACGATACAATGAAGCACGATCATTGATGGAACAGTTAGATGTACTAGATAGAAATACACCTCAAGTAGTAACATTTGGCAACACATCTTGTCTATCTTGGATCTTTAGATATCAAGGAACACTTGCTCCATCACAAATATCTACAATGACTGTAAGTTCTTTTATTGGTAATCAATTAGTATTGACAAATTTACCAGCAATTAATTCTCCTAGAGTTATGTTTGAACCAAATGATTTGATTCAAATCGGCAACTACACTTTTCCCTTTACTTCTACTACACAAGTAACAAGAGGAACAGGGGCAAATGTAACAATCACAACAAATAGACCTAATATTATATCTGGTGGTGTTGTCGGTGCTGGACTTACAGTAGGAAATTCATGTCAATTTTACATGTTTTGTCCTAATATGCCTACTTACAAACTTTATCCAGGCGGAGCACAATATTCAGCAGGTGGAACATTAATAGGAAATGCTCTAGTTGAGTTTACAGGCGATTTTCAACTATATGAATGGGTGGCAACAGCATAATGGCACAAAATATACCACAAGTACAGAATACAGGCGCAATCAAGTCAGCAGAATTTGTTAAATTAACTATTTTTAATGAGTATTCAAACGCGGCTAATGTAACTACGCACACATTTAGCAGTGCCTACAAAAACGAGACGATTGACGGTGATCTTTACTTAGCATTAGGTGGATTACTAGCAGTAGGTTCTCAAAACAGAGATTTACGAGTAACAGCAGGTGATACTAACATATCATTATCAGGTGTTAGTGGTAATAATATTCAA